GACGATCAAGAAAAGCTCTTAAGCACAGTCAAAGAAGCAGTTGAAATTTATTTCAAAGGTTTAAATGACGAACAAAAACAAATAGCTAGAGATATGTTAGCTGACCTAAAAGGTGAAAATTTAAATCAACCTGAGTGGTCTGGTACTGACTATCTAAAGTTATTTTTAGAAATTGTATATATCAGAGGTTTGGCTCAAGGTCATATCAAAGGTTTACAACAAGGTTTAATCTCAGCTAACGAAATTGTTAGCAAGGTTATAAATAAATAGTTTGACATTGTGGGATATTCTGTGATAGAATATCCCATAAGAAAGGATAAGGATAAATGAAAAAACTAAACTTAACCGAAGATGATTTAAAAGGTCAAACTTTTAAAGTTAAATACTTTGCAAAGAAACATAACAAAGTTATTTCTCGTATTGGTAAATGGGTTGATGATTGCAAAATTTGGAATAGTTCCAAAGGTGATGTGCTCTTAACTTATTTTGATACTGAAAAAAATAATTTTAGAACTGCAAAAGATATTGTTGAAATCTTAGGTTATGTTCCAGATGAGGTAAATATAAAAGAATGATAGAAATAATTTTTTATATCTTAATAAATATATTTATTATCTGGTTAGCTTTTCTGCCGACTAGGTGGAAATAAAAGTACAAAGGTAAGGGGTTATCCCCTTACCCTTATACTTTTGTATAAGAGAAAGGATAAGCAATGAGCAATCAAAAATGTAAAACTTGTGGTCGCCCTGTTGGTAAATATGGTTATGGTAATCAATCATATCGTGAAGATTTTTATCAAAGGGTTGGAAATGTATCCAAAGATAAATGGCTACAAGCTACAAGCCAATTCAACTCTAATTATGACGATCGTTATAAAGAGGTGAGGTGGTCAGTCCCAGCAAATGAAAACTCTCGTGGTTTATTTTGTAGGCAAAAGTGTATGTTCACTTTTATAGGACAATATAACGAGCAAATTGCTTCACTTCCTGATTTAATTCAGGTATAATGTTTGTCAGAAAGGATAAAAGATGACAGATAATAATCGACTAAGACTGAACGCAACTAAGCGATCAGCTCTTAAAAAAGAGCATTGGAAAGTTGTACTTCAAACTCCCTGTGAGCAAAAGGATAACTTACTAGATGCAACAACTCGTTTTTATTCAGCTCAAGAGGATATTCATAAAATCTGTGAGCAAGTGGTAGAAGCGAGGTTTCCAAAAGCCGATCTTGATGTTATGCGAAAATATAACAGTGATCGAAGCTATGGAACAACCTTTACAACAATGGATAGTTGTTTCGTTCTAAAGAATGTTCAAGCTGATGCTGATGAAATCAGAGTGAATTTTTCTTTAGATGATGATGTGTCTTGTGCATTAAATCACGATAGACTATCAGCAAATGGAAAAAATCCCTTTGCTCACTGTCAGTTGATGTATCAAGGTGGGCAAAGTAATCCTCAAATTAATACTGATCGAAGTGCCAACGATAGTTGGCTAAAAGAAAACTTTAGTCAGTTTAATATGGGTTATGGTAGGGACAAAGATAATCCCTTTTCACTTGAGGTTGTAAACACAGGTGGTTGTCATTCCAGAGCTTATCAAGTTCAGGATTGGCAATGGCAATTCGTGTTGGCTTTTGAGAAAGCCAAGACAGATGTAATACAGTGTCATAAAGCATACTATGACTATTGTAAAACAAACCAAGATACTATGTGTACTGTTATCGATCAGGCTAAATTCTTAGATGAAGTTCAAGAGTATTGGACTGACATTGACCAAAGTGTTTTAGTCAGTGGTGATAACATTTCAACTAATCTAGCAGTGGTGTCAGAAGATAGACTAGAGCAGTTGAAAGCAATGGCACAAAGTAGAAGAAAGCCAGATACAGTTGTTGTATCTGGAGTTCAAGCTCAAGCATAGCGAAAAGGGGGTTATCCCCCTTTTCACTGCGTTTGACGAAACGTAGTCAGGTCAGAGCCTGTCTGTGAGGTATATGAAACGGGGGTGTCTGACCACAAGTTTTTTGAATAATGAGGGAGGGTGGGCCCACAGGCGTCAAGCAACGGGTTGACTATTCTCCCAGATTATGCTATAAACTAGTTAGAAAGGATAAAGATGAAAACATTAAAAGTTAAAATCAGAAATGTCTACGGACAAGACCTGGTCTATCCAGCATGTGAGAGCTCGAAGCTCTTCGCATTTCTAACTAAAAGCCAAACGCTGTCCGACGGTGCACGACGCACGATCAAACAGCTGGGCTATACATTTGAAGTACTACCGGAGGTAAAAAACATATGAACAAAGAAGACCTAAAAAAGAATACCTGGTATTACATCGATAACGGTCTTGGCCCTATCCGGGCCAAGCTGGTCGAGTCACCGCGCCAGGGTAAAGGCTGGAAAGATGCAGTCTTAATGGATGTCAAAGGATCAGACGCTGGGTTCTTTGATGAGATGGGCAGCGTTTACGTTGACGAAATCATGGAGGAATGTTTTGAAATTCCAAATAACTAATCATGGAACGTTGACCGGGTTCACCCCGGTCGACGATGCTGCACAGCAGTGGTGGGACGATCACGTCCAGTGGTGCCCGATGATGGGTGATCAGTATCTGGTCGAGTCGAATTACGCGGGCCCGATCCTGGAAGGGATCCAGGCAGCAAGCAACGAGCAACAAGCAACGAGCGGCGGGCGGGTGGGCCCACAAGCGACAAGCAACAAGCTTGACAAGCTCCCATAATATGCTAGATTATTTGTAGAAAGGATAATTAGATTATGAATTACGAACAACAACACATGAGCTTAAGAACTAAAGTTTGCAAGCTAGCCGAAGAAGTTCGCGCAATGAGAAGTAAGAGCAAAAAGCCCTGGCCAAAGATTGAAAGCTTCGGGCTGTACATGCTATTACTAGAAATAATTGAATCTGATAACTTAGAAATCAATGAACAAAAAAGAAGCTAATCAAATCACCGGAGGGCTGTCTAAGCCCTCCAAGATGCCCGGATATGCCTATAACATACCAGCGGCCCGCTGCAAGGTAGGCGCCAAGCTGGTTAAGGTTCCGGGTTCAGTCTGTCATGGCTGCTATGCCCTCAAAGGCAGGTATCGTTTTAGCAATGTCAAAGAAGCATTGGAACGCCGGTACCAGGCAGCGATGAATAACAAAGAATGGGTTTTCGGGATGGTTTATTTAATAAACACATCCAAGAAAAAAGAGTTTCGCTGGCACGACTCCGGGGACATCCAGTCCGCGGAACACTTACAGCGGATCTTCCAGGTTTGCGAATTGACGCCAGAAGTTAAACACTGGCTGCCAACGCGTGAGGCTGGTATCCTTTCTACAATCAAGGCGGACGCTGTACCATCTAATTTAATTATTAGATTGTCAGCAACCAAGGTTGACGGGCCGGCCCCTAAAAGCTGGCCCTGGACCTCCACCGTTGTGACGGCTGGCGCTAGCTGCCCCGCTCCACAGCAGGGCAACCAATGCAAAGATTGTAGAGCGTGCTGGGACAAGAAAGTTAAAAATGTATCTTATGGGAAACACTGATCAAAGACTTACACCCATAGTTAAAATCCTGGCGGACCTCCGCCGGGATTTCTTGGCCCACGAACCGGGGACCGAGGCACAGGCCTCAAGCTACAAGCTTTATAAAACCTATTTAGACAGGCACCTAGCTGGTGAAATGTATGTACCTAAATTCTAGGGCGGGTGGGCCCACAGGCAACAAGCTGTTGACATCATGGGGCGGGTGGGCCCATAGGCAACAAGCTATTGACATTATGGGATTTTCTGGTAGTTTAAAAATGCTATGCAAAAATACTACTTTAACTTTTACCTCGATGAGCGCCGATATGGTGGTCCTGAGGAGGGCGGGTGGTGGTACGACTGGTACGAATTCCAGACAACACTCGAGTCTAGATCCTTTGCAACTCTTGAAGAGGCAAATGATCACGCTGCTGAGCTTGCCGCGAAAATTCGCGAAGAGCAGGAGCCTGTCTATCACATGGGCAACAGCCCGGACGATGGACTTAATGAAGTTGGTGAGGGCGACGACAGGTACCTGCTGCCCGGCGGAGCGTGGGGCGAGGACGAGGTTCACGTCACCGCGGAGCTCCTCCCGGGAAAAGCTGGGTATAAGCCTGGCATCTGGTATTGGATTGACGACACTCATCCTCTTTACGTGCCGGTTCCTCAGCATACTCCTTTCTACGAATAATTTATTACAGCCCGCTTCCAGCGGGCTGTTCAACTCTCATAGAAAAGCTACAAGCAACAGGCCACAAGCAACTAGCGACAAGCGACAGGCGTCAAGCGGCCAGCTCTTCAAAAAAATTTTTCACGTTTTCCCATCCGGCGACTAGCGGTGGGTGGGTGGGCCCACAGGCTACAAGCTCGCGGATCGCGGATCCCGGATAAAGATTAGGGGACCGTGGACCGGGGGTCTTTATAAGGATATAGCTACCATTCGGATGCTTCGTATGGAACGCGATTTGGTGGGGTGAGAACGCTATCTTTTTACTAGTAGTTACTTTTAACTCGATTGTGAAAAAGCTAGTCTTTTCAGTATAACAAAGCAGATCAGGAACACCCGCAGATGCCCAACTTTCTAGCCTTATAAACGAAATTGCTGGAAGATTTTTACGTACTTCGTTCCAGAATTTAGACTCTGGTTTCATAGTAAGAGTTTAGTGGATAGTTTGACGGTTGATGCCGGTCAAATGCTCAAAAATGAATATCTGTTCGGGAGTCATTTTGTTCAAATGATTCATTAAAAAGTCGGGACGAAAGAAATATTTCTCTTGCAAAAAATCCATTTGTTCTAATTTGGTCGGACCTTCTCTATTATCTGATTCTATTTCTTCGTCTAGTTTTCTTAGTTCTTCTAAATCTTTTTTAATTTTGGACATGTTTAAACTTTATACTATTTCTTTCTTAAAGGAAGTGGAAATTGACGCATATAATTTCCACTCCCTATGAGGTGCTATTAAAAACCTCGGTTTACATGCTTAAAAAGCAAGTCTCTTAACAGGTGAATTATAGTACATCTTACTTGAAATTACAACCATAAAATAATATAAAACAAATCATGGGATTACCTAAAGTATTAACCGAACAACAACAAAAGTTCGCCATGTTATTGGTCACTAATGAGGGACGGATGACACCAACAGAATGTGCTGT